GTCATCATACTCCACCATGATCTGCCGTGCTCCATGCCCTGCCAACGCCCCCTGAATCTCGCCCAGGCTCGTGTACACGTCCACCCCAGACGTGTAATTTTTTATGGCCATTGCTCACTTCTCCTCTCTGTCATACTAGATTCCTTCGCGCATTCTCGATGCGTGCTTTTAACGCCCGCATCAACGCATCCTGTGCATCGCCCTTGGCCCCCAGGGCCGACACCACGTCCTCGTCCATGCCATCCTGGACCACCAACAGATGGGAGATCACCGGGTATGGCTGCCCCTGCCGGTGGAGGCGCTTGTTCGCCTGCTGGTACAGTTCCAGATTCCAGTTGGGGTATCCGTACCAAATCGCATGGTGTCCGCCGTCCTGGAGGTTGAGGCCATAGCCGCAGGAGGCCGGATGCGCCAGCAGGATGTCTACCTGGCCGGCGTTCCACGCCGTTTCGTCGTCCGGCCCCTGGTAGACCCGTACCCGCAGATCCGAGCCCTCCAGCGCCGCCAGCAGCCGGTCCCGCTCATGCTGGAACCAGTAGAACACCAGGGCGTGCTCGCCGTGAAGCTGCTCCACCACCTCCAGGAACGCCTCCACCTTGCAGTCATGGACCGGTACCACATGGCTTTCCGTATCGTACACGGCCCCACTGCATAGCTGAAGCAGCTTCCCATTCAGAACGGCGGCGGTGCCGGCCGTGATGGTCTGTTCGTCCACCTCCAGCAGCATCTCCCGCTCCAGCTTGTCGTAGGCCTTCCGGGCCTTGACATCCAGAGCCACCGGCACCACGTCCTCGATGATCGCCGGCAGTTCCAGATAATCCTCGGCCACCATGCTTACGCAGATATCCGCGATGGCCTCCCGGATCCGGCGGTCTGCGCCGTCCTGGAGGCTGTACGTGCGGTACTGCTGGCCCGGATGGGATGCGTCCTGGACCATAAAGCACTCCCGAAAGCTGGTCATGGTCTTGCCCAGCCGTGCCCCGCCATCCAAGAGGAATATCTGCGCCCACAGATCTTCCATCCCGTTGGGCGCCGGCGTACCGGTCAGCTCCACCAGGCGGCGGATGCGGCCGCGCACCATTTTCAGCGCCTTGAACCGCTTTGACTGCGGATTTTTGAAGCTGCTGCTCTCATCCAGCACCACAAGGTCAAACGGCCAGGCGTTGCGGTAATACTCTGCCAGCCAGGGGACGTTCTCCCGATTGATCACCCACACGTCACCGGGGGTGTTCAGGGCCGCGATGCGCTTCTTGGCACTGCCCAGCACTGAGATGATCCGCAGGTGCTTCAGGTGGTCCCACTTCTCCGCCTCACGGCTCCAGGTGGCCTCTGCCACCTTCTTGGGCGCCACCACCAGGCACCGTGAGACCGCCCAGCGGTTGAACCGCAGATCGCTTACAGCGGTGAGGGTTATGACGGTCTTACCCAGGCCCATATCCAGAAACAGCCCCAGGGCCGGATCCGATATGATGCGCTCAATGGCGTACCGCTGGTAGCTGTGTGGTATGAACTTCATTCGGCATCACCTCCCTCACGAACTCCTTCACCTGGTCCATCCCTTTCAGCACCCGGACGTCGGCGCCCCGCTTCCGCAGCTGCTCCAACTGCCACTTCTGGATATTGGCCAGCCGTCCCGTCTCGGTTTTCAGCTCCACGTAGATGGTCCGCCCCGCGGGGGTAATGACAATCCTGTCCGGCACCCCCGGGTTCCCCGGCGAGACGAATTTATAGCACAGCCCGCCCCGCTCCCGCACCATCCGAACCAGCTTGGCCTCGATTGCACTTTCTTTCATCCTTCGTCCTCCGGCAGAGACCAGTACCAGGCGCCGTCAATCTGCTCCGAAACCAGGCCCAGCTCCTTACGTGCGGCTTTTAATTCGGCGCGTGTCAGCCGGTGTTGCTTCCGTCCAATATCCGTCAAAAGCGAGACCGGCTGCTTCTTTGCCAGTACTAGGTCTGTCAACATCTTCCGCAAAAAAGCACATGCAAGTTCAACGTTCATAATGCGCCTCCTAAATTTTGTAAAATAGCGC